GTGCTCCCGCCCGTCACCATGCCCTTGCAGGTGACTTCCGCAATCCAGCCATTGCCATCGGTGACGTTGTTCGCCGCACTGTCCAGCGACCCAGGGCCGAGGACGTTGACGGAGATGATGTCGCCGGCCACAGCCACGAGGGCGCCGCCACCGCTGTTCCCGCCTAACAGTCGCGTCCGTAGCCCTAGCCGCATAGAGACCTCGTGATATGCTGTGGTGATGGTGGTGTTCATTCCCGGCCTGGGCCGGTCTGAACTGCGCCTACAGGTCGGAGATGCCGGAGAGCTTCCAGCGCAGCGAGAAGGTGCCCGTGGACGCCTTCAACTGGACGTAGGTCGCCTTGCCGTAGTTCTTGGCCCGGGTCTGACCGGCGAAGCGCGACAGGTAGAAGCCGTAGGACCCATCCTCGTGGATGGCGATTTCCCCATCAAGGCCGGTCTCAAGCCCTGCCTCGCTGAAGATGGTCAGGGTCGCATGGGCCGCGGAACCGGCTGTCGGGGTGCCGGTGTTGAACAAGGCTATCCGGCTGTCGGAATTGTCCGTCCCGGCGCCGCCGCCGAGCGCATTGGTCGGGCCGAGGCCAAGGATGCCCCAGCCGTAGTCATCGACCCCGGTTTTGAAGGTCGGAACGCTGTCGAAAGCGAAGTAGGCTTCGATGGTCTGGCCGGTGGATGGCTGGATGCGTGACAGCTCAAGCCGCCAGGCGGTGAATCCGGCCGGAAGCGCGATGTTCACGCTCCCCGCCGCCGTCACGACGCCTGAGGTGTCGCCTGCGAAGGTGAACTCTCCGTCGATCACCAGATCGCCCTTGAACTCCACCTCAGCGAAGTTGACGACCTTCTTCGTGCCCTGTGTGCCGTCCCAGCCCTCTTCGAGGACGAACCCGCCGGTGTCCACCGGGGACGCGCTGCCATAGCTGACGATCGTCCCTAGGTTCCCGGCGCCCGTATCGCCGCTCGCCACCTGATAGCGGCTGTCGGCGAAGGTGCGGACCAGAGAGCCGGTCCCCGTCCCGCCAAGCGCCGTCATGTCGGTGTAGGTCTTGTAGGGCGCGTTCGGATCGCCGCCGGCCGCCACGAGGATCAGATAGAACTCCTCGCCCTCCTCGGCGTGCATCTGGCCGAACCAGCCCGCGTCATCGGCGACAAGCGGGTTGCTGTTCGGGACCGACAGGGCGGGCGTCGTGTAGGTCGCCTTAGGCGTCGAGTGCGCCGAGTTGTCGCGGGTGTACAGGAGCGCGAACGGCATCGGGGCGCCGTCGTCGTCCAGGGCTCGGAACCGGGATTGATAGATCAGGGCCATGCGCGGTCTCGCGGGCCGTGGCTTGAGGCCAGGGCCGTGCTACAGGTTGGGGGATGATCCGGGGGACGTTCTTCGTGGGCCTGGTCGCCTTGTTTCTGGCGACGGACGACCCCTATACGTCGGCGGTCATGGTTGGGGTTGTTCTGCTGCAGGTTCCGCTGTCGCGGCTGTTAGACCAGGCCCTGAGCGCAGCGCACTCTCATAGACAGGCACGAGGGCTGCATTGGCCTTCGCCAGGGAACCTAGCTGGGCCAGGTGAGCCTTCCAGGCCGGAGCCGTCTTCGCCGCCTGAGGCGCGCGAGCCAGCCAGCGAACGAAAGCCGGGTTCGTCATCGCCTCGCCAGTGAGGGCGACGCCCGCAAGGCCCTTGATGACGAAGGGAGATGCTGGGCTGAGCACGCCGGCCAGTGACGAAACACCCTGCACCGAAACACCGGAGTTGGAGACGTTCGCCCCCTTCTCCACCGCCTTCAGCATCCCGGCGACCTTAGCAAGGTTGTCGAGTTCGGCCTTGAGCGACGTCGCGCTCTTCCCGCCTCCGCCGATAGATCCGAACAAGACCTCGCGGCCACGGGGGGACAGCTTGGCGTAGTTGGTCACGAAGGTATTGACCGAGAACCCCGACTGATCCGCCGCGCCCTTGCCCGGCTTGCCGAGTTCGGCCACGACGTTGGATGCCACGTCGCCCCACTCGTCCGGCGCCAGCGAGCGCTTGAGTGACAGGAGCTTCTGAGCGTCCGCCGTCCCGGTGGAGCCCGCCGCCGAAAGGATGCGGGAATAGGCCCCCTCCCCGCTCTTGGCGTCCGCGAAGGGCTGCAGAGCCGTCTGAATGCGGGTCTGACCGGCGCGGTAGAACTGGTCAGTTCGTTGAAGCTGCCGCAGCGCATCAGGACCCGCAATGCGCTCGGCGTTGCTATAGATGTCGGCGGTCAGCGCCTGTTCAAGACGCTCCAGACCGGCGGAACCGATCCCCTGCCGTAGTTCTGGGTTGCCCCGGGCATTGCGAACCCACGTCCGAAGCTCCCTGAGGTCATTGAAGCGAACCGCAGCCCCGTCCTCTTCGAGCGCCGCCATGATCGAACGCGGGCGGCTGTCGGTGATCAGCGAGGAAAGGCGCGGCGCGTTTACGCGCGTGTCCAGTTGCTTCAGCGTCGAAATGGTTGAAGTCGGGGCGACAGGCGCACGCTGGGGCGTGACTTCCGGCATGGGTGCCGGTTCCGGCTTCGGGATCGGTTTGGGCCGGGGGATCATCGAAGGCCTGGCGTCGTAGCCTCTGGCGCGCAGTTCCTCTACCCGCATCCCGTCTTCAGCAACTGCACGGGTCCAGTCGGCGTCCTGCTGCTTCTGCGCCGCTTCCCAGGAGGCCTGACGCGAGGCGTTTTCGGCCTCCTGCCGCGCCTTCGCGGCGCTCACGCTGGCCTCATAGTCCGCGCCGGACTTTTCGACAGCCTTCGCCTCAGCCATTTGGATCGGTTGAAACGCCCTTTCGTAGAGCGCATCCGATTTCGCGGCGAAAGACGATTGCTTGGCCGGAAGTGCGGGGTTGGCTTCGCTCGTACGGTCCTTCGCGAAACGCGTGACCCCCGCCTGCACATCTTCGCCCACGGCTTGCGGGCCGCGCACGTCGCCATAGCCTTGGGCGATCTGATCGGCCTTCCCGCCCGCCTGCACCATCTGGCGGCGCATCTGGGCGCGGGGACGGAAGCCAACCGGGTTCTCAGCGGAGAAGTTCGCAGCCTTGGCGGCATATCCCCCGCGCGCCGCGGCAAGCGAGGGCTCTACACCAGCCGCATCGAACGCCGCGACATTGTCGGCCAGGGCGTTCGGGACAACTGGACGCTTCACCGGAATGCCGGGCGGGCCGGTGGGGATCGCGAGCGACACGGCGGTGTTGATGCCCGAGCGAAGCTTGTCAGCCTGTTTGGCGTCCCAGGCCTTCTTCTCCTCGTAGGTCATCTTGTGGCGCGGGGTTACATGAACGCCGCCGGTATCGAAGCTGACCGTCGTCGGCTTGTAGTCGCTCTTGGGCGTCGCCGCGTCGATCATTCGGGAAGCGGGAGCCGCGACCAGAGCATCAACCGCGCCCCACACCGGAGATGTCACGGCGCCCAAGGCGTTCAACGCCATGCCACCCGCGCGCCCCGCCTGGTCGATCTGATCCTTCACGTAGGGGATCGGGTTCAGCGGGTCTTTGGCGCGCGCCTGCATGGCCTCGGAGCGCTTCTTCTGGTCATCGACGTAGGCATCGCCCACCGCCTTGATGCTGCCGCCGACGTCGTTCATCCAATCCTTGACCGGCTGGAACGTCTTCGGCTTCGGGGCCTGGCTATCGGCGTACTTCTGCGCCGCCAGCGCCGCCGCCTTCGGATCGTCCGTGGCGACGTTCAGGAAGCTGCCATCGGGAAGGCGGACGCGGATCACTTCAGCACGTTCCCGTTGATGTCGATGGTGAGGGTCGGGGATGCGCCCCCTGCTCCCGAAGACTGCCCGTCACCCATCGGGAGAGGCATCGTCCCGAGGCGCGGGAACGGCAGGGGCTGGCCCAGCAGCTTGGCGGCGCTGTTGATCATCATGGCCCGGTTCTTCGACTTGCGGGACAGAATTTCAGGGCTATCGCCGGGCTCGGGCAGGTTCGCCTTGATCTGGCGCGACGCCTCGGAGGGAGTCACCGCAGAGCCGGACAGGATGGGCAGGAACGCCGCTTCGAAACTGGACGACGCCTGCTTGTACTTCTGCAGTCGATCCCCGCCGATGCCCTTGCCGACCATGTTGCGGATGGGGTGCGAGGGGTCGCCATCCGCGAGCCAATTGTAGACGATGCCCTGCGGGCTGTCGTTTGGGTTTGTTCGCGTGTCGGTCGCCGCGCCATTGCGCTCGGCGTCGTACATCGAGATTTGCGCCTGCACGGCCGGGCCAAGTCCCAGGTCCAGGCGCGTGCGGCTGTCAGCCCCAGCGGTCTGAGACCCGCGTAGAACCTGGACGTTGCCGCTCTTGCCGGTCTTCAGGATCGAGCCATCCGGCGTCTCGTAGGCTCCCACCCCGAACTCCGGGCGGGGCTTAGAGCCTGACGGCGTCGATCCGTCGTTCCATCGGATCTTCTTGCCTTCGGCGTTCACCGCCACGGGCGATCCGTATTGCGCCGATAGCGCCTGGTCGATCTGGAAACCGGGGGGAAGCGGAGCGGCCATCAGTCAATAGGCTCCCAAGTACCAGCGCTGGCGCCCGGCGTGCCGAAGCCGCCGGCCTTCTTGCGCTCGTTGAACGACATGCGGCCCGTCTGGGCGGAATAGGCCGACGTTCCCGCGTTCTGACGGGCGACCTTCTCAGCTTCGCGGTTGTGGCGGGCGACTTCCGCCGCAGTCTGGTCGGCGCGCTGGTTGTCCGCAGACTTGTCCGCGTGATCGAGCGCGGTCTTCAGGTCCATCGCCTGGCCGACTACGGCGTCGATGTTCTGCGGCGTCGGGTCGAATGAGGCGATTTCCTCGGCCTTGAACCCGCGCTTCAGCAGCATCGGCATATCCGCCTGAATGCGCGCCTTGGCCTGCTCATAGGGTAGGGTCTTGAGGCTGTAGGCGTAGGACCCCAGCTCCTCGGCGTGCTGCTTGGCGACGTCCCGCTGCTCCTTCGTCAGGGCCGCGATCTGCCTCGCCATATCGAAGTCACCGGCTCCAATGGCGGTCTGGGTGGCGCCCGCAACGTCCCCGGAGCCGTACTGGTCAGCGGCCTTGGTGCGCGCCGCGTCCGTGCGGTCCTGGCGAGCGACGCCGCGAAGCTGCAAGGCCGTGCCGGGGTCAACCGGCATGAGCGCCTTGACCGCCGCTTCCGGGTCGGTCTGGTACAGCGCCAGCGCGTTCTGCGTCACGGTCTTGCGGCGCATGGCGTCACCGGCCTCGAAGCCGGCTAGGATGTTGCCCGTCGTGTTCGTTGCGGGGGCCAGCCGGTCCCACTGAAGGTCAATGCCCATGCGTCAGGTCCGATAGGGGTTCACGGCGCCCTGATAGGAGCCGTAGGGGTTCAGCGGGCTGGACTGGGCCGGGAAGGTCCCCGCGAAGCCGCCAGGAGCCTTGGACCCGAGGTAGTAGCCGAAGGCCCCAAGGGCGTTGTTGACCATCCCGGTCGTGTTCGCCGCACCGGCCAAGGCCGCGTTCCCCGTGGCGCTCGCCGCGGCGTTGTTGTTCGCCGAGACTTGGCCCGCGTACTGCGTCCCGACACCGGCCAGCGCCCCGCCCGCCTGCAGGCCCTGGCCCGACAGGTTCAGCAGGTTGTTGGTCAGGGTGTCGTAGCGGTTGGTCTTGTAGTTGCGATTATCGACATACTGGCCGTAGCCGAAGCCGCGATCCTGGTTGAAGTTGTCGTTCAGGACGTTGCGGTCGAGGTTCCACTGGCCGACGCGGCGGTCGTACAGGCCAAGCTGGTTGCCGAACCAATCCTGGTAGCCCTTGCCGCTGATGTCCTGGCCGAGCTGCAGCGCACCCTGCACCGCGGCGCCGCTGTTCAGAAGTCCGCCGGCCGCCGCGCGCGCATTGAGGTTCCGCTGTCCCTGGTCCTTCAGGAACTTGGTGTAGTCGCTCTCCTGGTAGGCGTTGAAACCCACGTCAGGAAGGCCGGGCTCGCTGCCGGGGTCGGGGCGCGTATAAGTCGGCGCATTGCCGACGTCCGACTGCAGTTGCTGTTCCGGGGTCAGCGGCGTCGGGGCGTTCGGATCAACCGGCGCCTGCGCGACCGTGGGGACGGCGCGGTCATGGAACACCCGGGCATGGTTGATCCCATAGTCCGTGGTGTCGATCCGCCCGTCACCGTTCAGATCCCCGATGGAGCCCGGGTTCGACGCGATGATCTTCTCGGCTTCGGCCTTGATGTCGGGGTTCTGTTCGACATAGGCGGCATAGTCGTAGGCCGGCTGGGCGCCCTGAGGGACCGACCACGTTCCGTTGGCCCCTTGCGTGGCGTTCAGGACGTTGGGAGCCTGCCTGGTCGGCATGGGAGCCCCGGTGATACCCAGACGGGCCAGGAGCGCCTGGTTGGCCCCGTAGCCGCCCTGAATATAGGGCGAGAGGGTGGCCTGGTTCTGATTGTAGATGTCGCGCGATAGGGCGTTGTTCGCGGTCGTCGCGTTGTTCGCGGCGTTCGCGGCGGTCTTGGCGGCGGAATTGCTGGCAAGGGCCGAAGCCCCGCCACCGATCACGGCAGCACCCAGAATGGCGGCGGCGGTGCTGATCATGCGTCCAACCTCTTCACGAAGGCGACCTCGGCGGGCAGGTAGCCGGCGCGGGCGTAAATCTTGCGGATGGCGGGCTCTCGCTCGCCGGTCAGGCCCGAACAGGTAAGCGCCGAGGCCCCGTTCTCACGGCCCCATGCTTCCAGGGCCTCACGAAGCTGGCGGCCCTCGGACCTCGCGAACCAGAACAGCTCCGCCGCCATGGTGACGGCCGGATTGAAATAGAAGGGCGAGATCACGCCCCCGATCATCCCGTCGTCAGACAGGAAGATGACGCCCTTTTCGATCATGCCACCCGCGAAGGCGGCGAAGGCCTCGGCGTCCAGCGGAACCCACGAATAGGGGCACTCGGCCAGGAACTCCGCACCCAGCCGCAGGATTTCGGCCATGTCGTCGTGGGTCGCTTTGCGGATCACAGGTCCACCGCTCGGGCTTCGTTGAGAAAGGCCAGGGTCGGAAGGCCCCGGATCAGCAGTTGCTCGCCGGACAGGTCGCGGGCGAAGGCCCCGCGCCAAGCCACAGAGAGCGCCGTGGAGGGCTTTCCGGCCTTGTCGAAGAGGATCGCATCAGCCCGGAGCGGGACGGTCGTCTTGGAGCCCCACAGGCGTAGGAATCCTATGGTCCCGCGCCCCTCGGCGTCAGCGCATTGCAGACGCGGGTTCAATCCTCGTTCGCCCGTGCCGCGGAGACCCGCAGAGACACCGGATCGCTGATTTCCCACTTCAGCAGGACGCCCGGCGCATCGAACCAGCCCAGCCGGCGCCAGATGACGCGGGTCTCGTACTCGCCCATCGCGCCCAACGGCTCCCACTCGGGATCGGTGAAGGTCTTGCCCTGGTCGGTGGAAATCGACAGGCCGATCTGCGGATCGCTCCCCTGCCCGCTGATCAGGCCGACACCGACCTCGATGTCCAGGCTCACGCTATCTAGCGTCGTGGACCCGGAGGGGATGGGGAGCCAGCCACAGAACACCCGCGTAACCTCGTCGCCATCGTCGGAGAAGGTGTCCGGCTCAAGCCGCCAGATGGTCCCGGTCTCCGCGTCGCCTCCCAGAGCCCGGCCGCCGACCTGGCAGAACATGTGAGGCCGGAAGTAGTCTCGCCCCTTCGACGTCCAGTCGATGAAGGTCCCGTTCGTGATGTCGTAGGCGACGGTCGCGTTGTTCCCCAGCCGGGAGATGACGAACGTGTGCTGGTCTAGGGTGATCGTCCCCAGGCGGATCGACGCCGCGTCGGTCTGGCGGACCTGTTCAGCGAAGTCCGGCGTGCTCAGGAGTTTCGGATAGGTCGCCAGCTCGTAGAAGCCGAAATCAGATCCGACGAAGTACAGCGCCCCGCCCGCGCTCGTCACCGCGTCTCGGGTCAGCAGGCCGACCACATCGAAGGTCTGGCCGGGAACCGGCGCCACAGGCGGCGTGTCCTGCCCCGTGAACTGCCAGCCCTCGATTGAGGCCGCGCCGAAGAACACCGACAGGTCGCCAAGCGGCCAGATGGCGAGAAGGGCGTCAGGCTGCTTCTCGGCGCTCACAGCGCTTAGAGCCTGCCAGAATCCATCGCCAGGGATGCGGATATAGCCGATCTGACTGTCGGCCCGAGACGCGAACCAGAAGCCGCGCAGGGCCATGATTGACGTCACCCCGGCATCGTCGGGGAAGGTTTCCTGCTCAACCGTCGTCCCAGTGACGAGGTAGATCCCGTCGCCGTTGGTGATGCGGACCTCATCAACCGCCGTCGTCCCGGCCGTGTTGATCGCGCCATCCATATCGACGCGGCCATAGCCCGGGACCGTGCCGGTGAAGTAGGTCACCGCGCCGGACTGATCGACCCTCGCGACGCTGGTCCCTGACACGATGATGGCGTCATCACCGAACAGGCCGGACTTCTGGAACATGCCACGGATCGGACCCGCGCCCTGGGTCGCGAAGTCACCCGCGCAGGGTCGGCCCTTGAGCGCCAGCTTCTCAACAGTCGGGTTGGGTTCCGCGATGACGTTCTTCGCGTCGATGCGGGGGAAGCCCGACCGACGCGAGATCGACGCCGCGAGGTTGATGGCTACCATTCGTAGATGGTGTAGGCCTTGGCCGTGCCCGCGCAGAACACGCTGATGGTGTCGTGAGGCACGCCAGCGTCGCGGAACGCCATGTCGGAGCCCGCCGCGATGGGCACACCCGCCGTCGCGCTCGCCGTGCCGCCGATGCGCCAGGTCATGACGGTGTCGGACGGGTTGCCGATGATCAGGCCCCGGCGCTTCAGGTTCACGGGGATCGTGACCGTGGTGTTGGTCAGGGTTCCCGAGGTTTCGGTCATGGCGACGGTCATGGCGCTCTAGCTCGCAAGGGTGGGGTCGAAGATGTTGCGGTCGGTGGCCTGGGCCGAAAGCCGCAGAACGGCGTTGTCGGCACGGACGATGACCTTCTGGCGGTAACGGGCGCGAAGCCCGCCCATCGCCCGCTGGGACGCCGCCACGCTCTCGGCGCTCAAGGCCTTACCGAAGCGGGGCGCGAGGCGAACGGCCAACTGAATGGCGAAGGCGTCATCGAACTCCACCGGGAAGGGGAACTCGTCGTTCATCGCCAGGGTGGTGATGCGCTTCCAATCGGCGAGGTCACCGCGATAGAACCAAGTTCGGTTGAAGCCTGCGGTGTTGGCGGTGATGGAGGCGGTCGCGCCCTCGATCAGTCGGCCATTCGGGGCGACGGTGATGGCTCGGGTCGCGAACTGGCTGGCCGCGTCGATCAACTGGAAACGGGCGCCGTCATAGGGCGCTTCCGGCAGGGTGATCGTGAACGCAGCGGAATGGTCTCCGACCACGGCGCGGACGTTGGAAAGTACCGTCTCAGCGCTCGTGATCGACTGATCCGCAAGACCCTCACCGACGCCCTGGCCGAAGATGCCGGACACGATGGACTGCAGGCGCTCGAGCGCGACATCGCCGTCACGAGCCCGGAAGGTCCGGTCGTTACGAGCGACGCCGAGTTCTTCGAGCGCCTGGGTGATGATCTTGCGGACGGTCGTCACGGGTTATTCCGGCAGACCGGCCTTGGTGGGATGGTCGAACCAGCCGTCGCCGGGGATTTCCTCGCCGGCTTCGAACAGCTTCGGGCCGTCCTTCGAATAGAACCAGGTATCGGCTTCGAGGACCGGGGTGTCGGCCTCGTCTTTGCGCGCAGCCATGAAGGCCTCCGCTTGATGTTGATGGGAAAGGGTCGGGGCGACCCGTGAGAGCCGCCCCTGAGGCCTTAGGAGCCGCTGAGAACGGTGCCGAGGCGACCGTCAACGTTCTTGGTGCCGTAGTAGACGTCCCACCGATGGTTGTGGGTGTCGCCGGAGCCGTCCGAATAGCGCCAGTAGCGGACGCTGATGCCGGTGTCGGGGTCGGTCGCGAAGTCGGCCTCGCCGGTGAACGGCATGGGCGGCTTGATGCTCACCAGCTTGATCGCCGACTTGTGGAAGGCGGCGTTCAGGTTGAAGGCGGTCGAGAGCGCGCCGAGGTGCGTCAGGGCCGCGTTGTCGGCCGGCGCCGCGGACACGGTCTGGAACGCGCCCGAGGTGATGATCGGCGGCGAGATCGTCAGGGTGACGTTGCCCGAGCCGTCCGAAGTCGCGTCCGCCATGATGGTGAACTGCTTCAGATAGGTCATCGTGACCTTGTTGCGCGGGTTGACCGCGTACACGCCCGCGATGGTGAACTTCTCGCCGGCCTTGTAGGTCTTCGAGATCTGACCGTCGCAGATCAGGGACTGGGTGTAGGTGGTGCGCGAGGACGCATAGGTCACGTTCTGCGACGCGCCGTTGATCAGCGTGGTGGTGGTCACGCGGGTGCCCGTGGTGAGCGACGGGATGGTCTGCGTCATGTAGGCTTCAGTGTTCCCGAGCATCGGGAGCTTGACGCGCTGCAGGGCGCTCTTGGCGACGTCACCGGCCAGGGCGGCAGACGCAAGCAGGTTGCCGGCGATGCCGTAGGTGTCGCCCGGGGTCAGGACGGCATAGCGCTCCTCGGTCGGCACGGCCATTTCATCCAGGCGCTGGGGCGCGAGGAAGAAGTCAGCCGGGCTGTCGATGAGGGTGCCGGGGGTGCCGACCCAGTTGTGGAAATACTTGACGTTGTCGATCAGGTCGCCGTCGATCTGAGAGGCGATCTGAGCCATGGCGCCCTTGATCACCTTGGACTTCAGAAGCTGATCGACGTTGGCGGTCGCTTCATAGCCGGTGAACTGGACGTCAACGCCCTTTTGCTTGTCGCACGTCACGGCGACTTCGCCTTCCACCACGTCCTGAGCCGAGGCGGTCGCGCCGTCACGGATGGTGAACTCGGGCGGGCGCTTCACATAGACGGTGACGCCGACGCCGGGCTTGAACTCGGCATTGACGCTCTCGCTGTCGCAGAGCTTCGCCATGACGAGCTGGTTCTTGAGGAGGGCCAGGCCGACGTTGGCGTAGACCTTCGGGGAGGCAAATGCGTTAGCCATTTTAGGGGGTCCTTCGGGCCGCTGGTGGGCGGCGCTGGGAAAGGCGCGTCATCTCGACGGGCCGTTGAGAGGGACCAGCTACTTCTTGACGTAAGCCGCCTCGAACGACGCGAAGTCGTCGGTGTCGGCCTGCGGCTTGAACTGACCCCCTGCCCCACGCGTCTGGTGAGACGGCGGATCGGGGGCGTCGCTGGCATTCTTGGTGGGTGCGGGCGCCGGGGTCGCCGGAGTGGCGAGCCGGGCCTGAAGCTGGCCGATTTCGAACGCCTGAAGGTGGGGCGGCAGAGCCGAAAGGCGTTGGAGGTCGGCGGGGTTGTTACCGTAGTGCTCGGCGAGCTTGGGGCCTTCTCCGGTACGCAAGACGATGTCCTGCAGAACGGAGGGGACCTCTGCGATCTGGCGGTAGGCCTTCAGGCCCTCGGGCTCTCCCTCAGGGAAGGCTTGCGCCGTCCGGCTGCGGAAGGTGTCGAGAACCTGGCGGAACTCCGTCTGCGCATCGCGCTCGGCGAAGCGCTCATCGACCTTCTTGCCGGCCTTGTAGTCGGCGAGGGCTTCGATGTAGCGGTCGTCGGTGACGCCAAACTCGTAGTCGTCAGGGTTGGGCCGCGCGTCGCCGTCTTCCGGCTTCGGGGCGTCACCCTTCCCGGCCGCAGCTTCTTCAGCCTTGGCCTTCCAGAAATCACGCTCTCGCTCGGCATCGCGCCGAACGCGGGTGAGTTCGTCAATCCGCTCCTGGGCCGTCTGCTTCGGCTTGGGCTGTTCGCCTTCCGCCGGGGCCTCGGGGGCAGTCTCGGATTCGCCCGGAGCGTCTTCCGCAGCCGGGGCTTCATTGACCGGGGCCGGAGCCCCTTCCGCCGCGGCCAGGACAGCAGCGGTGTCGGTGGCGTCAACCTCAGAGGCCGCGCCTTCGTTTTCAGTGGACATTTGCGCTTTCGCGAGGCTCCCGGGGCGCACTGGTCAGGGGTGGAGCGATCCCCTGGGCGAAAGTCCGTCAGGCCGCTTGGGGCGGGCCGTCGTTGGCCGGCTGCTGCTGCATCGCGGCTTGGAAGGTGTTCACGAACGCCTGCGCGGCGTCGGGGCCGAACATGCTGGCGATGATCTGGATGCTCTGGTCGGAGCGGACCTTGAGTTGAGCTTCGACCGCTTCGGCCTCGGCCTTCAGCGCGTCGGCTTCGGCCTGGCGCGTCTCGGCGGCGGTCTTCTTCATGGCCAGCATGGCGGTCTGCTGCTGCATCTGCTGCTGCTGCTGGGCCTCCTGCGCCTTGGCGGCCTGGGCCTGCTTCTCTTCCTCCGTCAAATCCTCGCCCTCGGTGACGGTGAGGTTCGGCGGCAGGGCCTTCTTCAGGCGCTCGGCGATGTCGTCGGCCATCGGCCAGTCTTGCGACTTGGCGATCAGGTCGGCGGCCACGGCGGCGGCGCTCGGAACAGCCTGGACAAAGGCCAACATGCTCTCGGCGGCCTCGGCGCGCTTGGTGGTGTAGCTCGGGCCGGTCGAGATGACGATGTCGTACTTGCCCTTGCCGATGTCGATGGCGTCGGGGTCGTTGGCGTCGTTGATCTTCTTCAGGCTGGCCGTCTCATCCTCGCCGATCACCCGAATGGTCCGGGCGGTGTCGTAGACGGTCGGGATCAACTGGTTCGCGATCTTGCCGACCTCGCGGATCGAGGCCTGCAGATTGTCGTGATACATGACCGTCGCGACGTCGCCTTCGCGCTGTCGGGCCATGATCGCCTTGCCGGAGGTCTCGTTCGACTGGATGCCGAGGCTCGCGTCATGCAGCCCCGTGACGTCCTTCATGTCCTGGGCGTTGAGCTGGGCTTCCTGCAGGATCGCCGCGGGGAACTGCGGCGGCTCCATCCGCTTCGGGGCTTCGTTGCCCTCCCACTGAAGGACCGTATCGCCGGACGTGTGGGCGTTGCGGAAGTCCTCTTCCCATCCCTCGGCTCCCGACTTCTTCAGCAGCCATTGGGTCTTGGGCGCCAGGGCCAGGAGTTCCGCCGAGACGGAGCGCCAGTAGTTCAGCAGGCGCTGCGGGTCCTTGGCGAACCGAACTAGGCCGAACCGGACACGCTTCTCGGCGACGCGGATCTCGCGGCCCATGACGCGAATGATCGGCAGGCGGTCGATGGGCAGTTCGTAGGGGTCCTCCAGTACGTCCGAGCCGCCGATCAGGTACATACAGGCCGACTTGCGCTTAACCTCGCGAATGCGGGGCTTGCCATTCGCCGTGGTGGCGATCTGGCCCTTGAACTGGTCTTCCTTGCCGGTGATGTCCTCGATCTTGCCATCGACCAGCAGGGCGATCTTGCGAGGGGTCTCCTTCATCACCCAGTATTCGGTGACGCGCACGGTGTCAGTCGTCACCCAGCCCTGCGCCGCGTAGGCGTCGGGCAGGTTGGTCAATTGAACGCCCGGATACTTGGCCTCGAACGCCTTGCGCGGAACCACGTCGGACACGAAGCAGTAGCCCGCATCGGCGCCCGTGCGGTCCACCGACATCGGGTCCCAGACCACGGCCAGGGGGTTCGCCCCGGCGCGGATGCGGATGTCCTTCTCGAACACGTCGTCGTTGACCCATTCGAGGTTGACGCGCATCCAGCCCTGGCCGCACGAGACCTGATCTTCACCAGCCACGGTGTAGACGCCGGTTGCGTCGCTATCGCGCTCAATGGCCCGGATCAGCCCGGCGCGGACCTC